ATTACCACTAAATAAAAACAAGTAATCCATTGAGGAGATTGATAAATGGCAACACTAAATTCACCAGGCGTAAGCGTATCAGTAATAGATGAATCCTTCTATACACCCGCTGCCCCAGGAACAGTTCCTTTAATTTTTGTAGCATCTGCTGCTGACAAATCTAATGCGAGCGGCACCGGAACAGCACCGGGCACACTTGCAGTTAATGCAGGCAAAGTTTGGACTATTACAAGTCAACGTGATCTAACCGACACATTCGGTACTCCAGTATTCTACACAGATGCTAGCGGTAACCCAGTAAACGGCGGAGAACTAAACGAGTATGGTCTTCAAGCAGCTTATAGTTTGCTAGGAGTTAGCTCCAAAGCATACATCACCCGTGCAGATATTGATCTAGCACAATTGGTTCCAACATCGTCTGTACCGACAGGTGCTCCGATGAGCGGAACATATTGGGTTGATTCCAACGATAGCAAATATGGTATCGGAGAATGGGATAAAACAAACAAAGTATTTGTTAACAAAACTCCTTTAGTTATCGATAACGATAACAAGACAACTGTTGCTGACTTAGCTACAGATACTTGGGTTCCAAAAGCCAGCTTCGGAACAAAGGGAGATTACGCGATCACTGTTACTAGTGAAAATACTAATCAAGTATGGTTCAAGAATATCGACAATGCTTGGGTTGTAGTCGGTACTAACGAAGAAACTAACTTCTCGTCTGGTGTATCTACATTTGCAAGTTCATGCTGGCAGACCAGCTGGCCTGTTGTTACTAGCACAGGTTTTGGCACAGTTTCTACAGCAAGTGTTCAACTTTCCATTAATGATAATACCATCACATTAGGTGCTGATGTTTCTCCAGCTGGAGTTGCAACAAGTATTAACACTGTTATGTATAACAAAGGTGTTGGAGCAAAAGTAGTTGGCGGTAAGCTAGCTCTTTATGCCGATGCAAGTGCCAAGTCCGATGGAACAATTGCTGATGGTAAAATTAACATTACTCCTATTTCTACAGGAACATTGGCTAGTTTAGGACTACCAAGTGTTTCGACAACATTTGGCGGCGTTGCACTAACAATTGCTCCTCATACACGTTATCCACAATATGCAACTGGTGGTAATGCTGCTGGTAGCGTATATGTTAAAACTACTACTCCAAATAGCGGTGCAAGCTGGTTAGTTAAGTTATTCAGCGGCACTACACAAAGTTGGGGAACAGTAAGTGCTCCAATTTACGATAGTACCGTAAGCGCAATCTATGATCTAGATAAATCTGGTGGTAAGAGTATTGGTGCTGGTACATTGTTTGTTGAAAGCAATTTTGATCATGGAACAGGAGATTTCCAAGTTTGGAACTCCTGGAACATTGAGCACAAACACTAGTGCAACATTCCAAATTAAAGAAACTGTAGCAAACAGTGCTGCATTCTCTGATGCGTACAGTGTTACTATTGCCGGTGGCAGCACAATTGATGATGTTGTAACCGCAGTTAGTGCATCTGGCGCAACTAACATTGTTGCAAGTTACAATTCCACAACTGGTAAGTTTACACTAAGCCACAAGTTAGGCGGCGACTTTAAACTAAAAGATGTTACAACTGGTACAGTTGCGCTTTTAGGATTTAGTGCTTACAATATGTCTACTAAAGCCGGAACTGAAAATCTATATGCAACAGGCGACTTCGAATCTGACAGTTTTGCATTACGTGCAAGTAACTGGAAGCCTTTAGTTTACGAAGCTAAAGCATCTGCACCGTATACAACTCCAGCTGATGGACAATTATGGTACAGCTCTGTAGTCGACGAAGTTGATGTCATGTATCACAATGGCACTACATGGGTTGGATACAGAGATGCATCGGCATTCCCTGATAGTGACTCAAATGGTCCTATCGTTAGCGCTCTTGCTCCTACACAACAAGTTGGCGGGCACGGCGGAAACTTTACATTAGTTGACGGTGATATCTGGATCAGCACAGCCGATATTGAAAAATACGGTGATGCAATTTATGTTTGGAATGCAACTACTAAAAAGTGGATTGCACAAGATACTACTGATCAAACTACTCCAGACGGATGGTTATTTGCAGATGCACGTTGGGCAACTACCGGTCAAGCAACTGAGCCTAGCACAATCACTGCATTGTTATCTAGCAACTATGTAGATCCAGATGCTCCTGATGCAGCATTGTATCCACAAGGTATGCGTTTATGGAATCTACGTCGTAGCGGATTCAACGTTAAGAAATATGTTGCTAATCATATCAACATTTATGCAAACGATGGAATTAATACACGTTTTAACGATGAAGCAATGACAGAACCTGGTAATGAATACGAAAGCGATCGTTGGATTACTGTAAGTCCTAACCAAGCAACTGGTGCAGGTAGCTTTGGTCGTCATGCACAACGCGGTTTTGTAATCTCCGGATTAAAAGCTGTTATTGATACTAATCAAGCTATTCGCGATACCGATACGTTGGTATTCAACTTGATTGCTGCTCCTGGTTATCCAGAAGCTATTCAGAATATGATTGCACTTAACGCTGATCGCGGACAAACTGCATTTGTTTTAGGTGATACACCATTCCGTTTAGCACCAACTGGAACAGCATTAAGCGAATGGGGCAATAATACTGCTCTAGCATTTGATAACGGAGACGAAGGTGCAGTAAGTAGTGATGAATATATGGCTATGTTCTATCCAAGTGGATTCACTAACGATAATACTGGAAACTACATCGTTGTTCCTCCAAGTCACATGATGTTACGTACAATTGCTAATAGCGATGCAAAGAGCTATCAGTGGTTTGCACCAGCAGGTACACGTCGTGGTGGTGTTGACAATGCTACTAGCGTTGGTTATATTAAAGACGGCGAATTCAAAACTGTTGCATTGCATGAAGGTCTTCGTGACGTTCTAGCAGGTGTTAAGGTTAATCCAATTGCTACATTCCCAGGTGTTGGTTTAGTTAACTTTGGTAACTATACTCGTGCTAGAAATGCAAGCGCATTGGATAGAATTAACGTTGCTCGTTTAGTAGTTTACTTGCGTAGACAACTAAGTATTCTTGCTCGTCCGTTCTTGTTTGAACCAAACGACAGAATTACTCGTAACGAAATCAAGGCGGCCGCAGAAAGTCTAATGTTAGAATTAGTAGGACAACGTGCTCTATATGACTTTATTGTTGTATGTGACGAGTCAAATAACACTAACGCTAGAATTGATCGCAGCGAACTATGGATGGACATTGCTATTGAGCCAGTTAAGGCTGTGGAATTCATTTACATTCCACTACGCTTGAAAAATACTGGTGATATCAAGGCCGGACTATAATGGTAAATATTATAAAGAATAAGGAGCACTTAGATGGCAATTTCCAGTTTAAGTAAATTAGGTGTCCCCCTTCAAGGGGACCAAAGTGCAGGTAATCAAGGCTTGCTAATGCCGAAGCTATCATATCGCTTCAGAGTATTATTTGAGAATCTTGGTGTCAGCAAACCAACTACTGAGTTGACCAAGCAGGTTGTAACTGCTGGTCGTCCTAGCGTTGAATTCGATGATATCACTTTAGATGTTTATAACAGCCGTATCAAAATGGCTGGTAAACCAAAGTGGAATGATGTCAGTATTGTTGTACGTGATGATGTAACTGGTGCAGTAAGTAAACTAGTTGGAGAACAAGTACAGAAGCAATTTGATTTCTTCGAACAAAGTTCAGCAGCAAGCGGTATTGATTACAAGTTTGTTACTAAAATTGAATTACTCGATGGCGGTAATGGTGCGTATGAACCAACTGTATTGGAATCTTGGGAACTTTATGGTTGCTACTTGCAAAAGAGCGAATACATGAGCACTGACTATGCTAAGAGCGATCCGTTGACTATTACGATGAATATTCGTTATGACAACGCTATTCAGGTTAATGCAGCTGGTGCACCAGCTGGTGTTGGTATCGCAGTTGGTCGTACAGTTCGTACTTTGACTACTGGTTAATCAATTATTATCCAAAACAAGGGCGTTTAATACGCCCTTTTTTAACGACTAAATAATGCTATGTCAAATCCATTTTCAAATTTTCTAGGCGGCGTAATTGACGGCTCTGGTAATCTAAGAGATTACCAACATGCATCTCGATTATATGTTGATAACTTTTACGAGTTAGCACCTAAAGCCGGGTGGATATATTATGTAGTTTTAAATATAAATCCAAAGTTGCTTACAGAAAATGCAATTCCTATATCGAGCTCGTACAGAAAAGAATTTGAAGCGTGGTATAACAAATATAAAGGAAATGTAGGACTACTAGCAAAGCAAGTTGATCTTCCTAGATTTTCAATTCAGACAGAAATATTAAATCAATATAATCGTAAAGTAGTTGTTCAAAAACAGTTAAATTATCCTTCGATATCTATAACGTTTCACGATGATATGGCCAATGCTACTACTAATATGTGGAAAAATTATTATCAATATAATTTTGCAGATACTGTAGGTAAGAATAATGTAGATGCTACAAAATATCAAGACACCAAATATGTTGATTATGTAGATCCAAATAATCATTTATATGGACTTAGTAACGGGCAATTAAAGTATATTCCATTCTTTACATCTATTGATGTTTATCAATTACATAAACAAAGATTTACTTCTTTTAGATTAGTAAATCCGATAATAAAAGAATGGGCACATGATCAGCTAGATCAAACAACTGGTAATAAGATGATGTCGAGTAAAATGACTTTAGATTTTGAGACAGTCATTTATAACACTAACCCGGGCAATCGAACAACGAAGCAGAATCCGGGATTCACTAGAGATCATTATGATAATACACCTAGTCCTTTAAGAATTGGTGGACAAGGAAACAACAGTATTTTTGGACAAGGCGGAATAGTTAACGGTGCACTCGAAGTTTTTGGAGATTTATCAAATCTAGAAAATGCTAGTCCGTTGGATATATTAAACACTGCTATCAAGGGTGCTAATCTAATTAAGAATGTTAAGACAGTTTCGGCCGCAAGTATCAAAGCTGAGGGATATAGTATATTAAATAGTACGTTGGCTAATATTGCTACTACTCCGGTTCAAATTGTAAATCAAGACGGTACTATTACAAAACAGAACTCACTTGATTTGGTTTCGCAAGGAGTCTCAAAAACTGTATCGGGAATAACGCAATCTATTAATCCATTAGGAATAAATTTGTTTAACAATAATAATTCAAGTGTTGATACTAAAACTTCTGCAACTCCTAAAAAATTAGGAAACTAATATGATTTATAATAATATACCTCAATCAAAAACTTCTTCAAACTCAGATCTAACAGTAAAAGTATTTGATCAATATTTTCAGTCAACTATCGATCTTAACAATAATGAGTTAATTGCAATGACAGGCTTTTTTGAAAGTCGAGGGTTTGATAAAGAATCTGCAGAATCCACTGCATTAACAATCCTTAAACAAGCAAAGAAAGATAGTTACAGCTCGATGCAAATCATGGATACGTTAGGTGGACTTAGTAATGTTGAGATAAGTGGTCTAGTTGCAGAAATTTTAAACTTTAATAGATTTAAAACAAGCAGCTTGGGAATTAGTCAATTTTATTCTCCTTCGGATGATGTATTAAGAAACATATTGCCATGAGTTTAAAATACAGTCAAGGCTTTTATGAAGTTCAAAACCCTGAGAAATATGTAGGTATCGGTAAGCCTAAGTATCGCTCAAGCTGGGAATTATCTGTAATGACCATGTGCGATAACAATCCTGCGATACACCAATGGGCTAGCGAAAGCATAAAGATACCTTACAAAGATCCTCTAACTGGAAAACAAACAGTCTATGTTCCAGATTTTCTTGTAATATTTGTAGACAACAACAAAAAGAAACGTGCAGAACTTTGGGAAGTAAAACCTGCCAAACAAGCGTTTAAAGAAAGTGTCGGAAAGAATAAGTACGATCAAGCACAGTACGTTCGTAACATGGTAAAGTGGGCCGCAGCACAAAATTGGTGCAAACAAAACGGCGTGCATTTTAGAATTATTACTGAGCACGATTTATATCATACAGGTAAAAAGAAATGACAAAAAAATTAGAAGAGATTCTTAATATCGACATCAAAGAAGAAACAGTTATTGCTCCGGGCGAATCAACTCCTGTATCCACAATTGATTTACAAGAAAAATTAGAAGAATTTGATAAGATATCAGCAGCATTGCCCAGAGTAAAAGGTCTAGGCGATATGAGCGATGTTGAATTAGATGGACTTGCAGCCAAAGCAGAACAAGCATACGATGACCTAATGGATTTAGGTATGAATGTTGAGGCACGTTATGGTGCTCGTATGTTCGAAGTTGCTGCCACTATGCTAAGTGCTGCTATCCAAGCAAAGACTAACAAGATTGATAAAAAACTAAAGATGGTTGATTTACAACTTAAGAAACTAGCAATTGATAAGAAACACGGACAAGAAGAAGGCGGAGAAGCAGTTCAGGGAGAGGGCTATATTCTAACAGATCGCAATAGCATTCTTGAAAAACTAAAGAATCTCAAATAAATAAAAGATAGGACATACCACCATGAAACAGTTTAAAGA